CCGAGGCTAGAGCGGCAGCGAAAATTCATTGGAGTACATCGAGTCCGTCGTCCCACCCGCCGTAATCGTCGCAATCGTCACCGTGTAGACCCCGATCGGTTGTCCCGAGAAAAACGTCGTCAGATCCACGGTGATGATCCCGTTGACCGGAGTGGGTTTCCCCAGATCCGTCGAGTCGAGAATCCCCGCGAAGCCCGCCTGATGGAGTCGCGCCTCATAGGAAATGACCGAAGCATGATCCGGTGAGGCGGTAAACACCACGTTCCCGGCTGCCAGCGGAGAGACCTGGAGCGTCGTAAAGTTGGACTGGTTGGTGGTGTCCACCACCGTCAAGGTGACGGTGGCGGGGGTGGGATCGGGATAGACGTGGCTGTAGGTGGCCGGTTGATTGTTCCCGCGGATATAGGAGCCGTCCCCCCACGCAATCGTCCAGTTCTTGATCGTGGCGGCGGTCGCACTGGAGGTCGAGGCATCGACCTGCACCGGGGTGCCGACCCCGACGCTGGGTTGCACCTGGACGAGACGGGCCACGGGGGGCGGTGTGGCCGATCCCCGCGGCACCGGTCGGGTGCGACCCGGGTAGATGGGCATCTACGTCTGGTACAGCGCGACCATGAGGGTGGCGGTCGTGGTGGCACTATAGACACGACGGATTTTGAGCGGGAGCAGGGTTCCGGCGACACAGGTGAACTCGGCGGTGGACCCGTCCTCAAACACGGCTTTGACGATGCCCGCCCCGCCGACCCAGACCGCATCCGTGATCCCTTCCGGAATATCCACGGTGTCACTCTTGGTGATCGCAAATCCGCGGTTGTAAATGGGGTTCCCAAACTGTGCCATGTGTCAGCCTCGCCCACTGTTGCCGGTATACCCGTCACTCAGGACGTTGTAGCCCGCGCCCGATCCCGACACGAGCGCCTGATCCACCCCGAGGAGTCCAGGCTGCGTATTCGGCCGCTTCATCCGGGCCAGCGCCAGCGCCGCCATCTCCGTGAGTCCCGGGGGCGGCTGCCGGCCGAACGGCGTACAGAGCCGCAGGGCCAGTTGGTACATGAACGCTTCCTGATACCCCGGCGGCCCGATCATGTCGCTCTGGAGGCTCACCGGTTGGGTCAGAGATTGGGGGTAATAGAGCACCACATCCACGTCCTGACTCACCGTGGGCCAGAAGAACAACTGCCCGTTCGGGGTCAGGGCGTTGTAGTAGTACTGCGTCGGGTAGGTGCTCGAGAGCTGCTTAATGGAGAGCGCCGCATAGGAGTCGTCGTCCATCTCGCCCATCGGCACTTCCACTTCCGGACTCGACCCCACGACGATGTAGTTGACCGCCGTGAACCACGTCGGCCGGGGGGCCTCGATGTCGACCGGCAGATCCTCGCCAATGGTCACCGTGTTGGTGGCACTGGTCAGGGTGAAGACTTCCCGCCGATTGAAGGCAATGGACAACCGCTCCGCATTCCAGGCGTCAATCAACATCTGGAAGCGGCGCAGGGCCAAGGCGCTCTCAGCGGCCCCGACCCCTTCTCCCACCGAATACACCCCGATTTCGGTCAGGGCGTCCTGAATGATCGTGCGGGCGAGCGCCATGTCAGGCGGTCTTGCGTCCCGGCGCCTGGATCTCGCTCAGTTCGGCATCCGAGAGCTTCGTGAGGCGTGACTGGATGGCCTCGAGCTTCTGCTTGTGGACGGCCGCGAGCACCCGCTGCCGGTCATCCGGAGAGAGTCCCGCCAGTTCATCCCGGGCCGCCGCCACGAGGTTCGGCGGTCCCTGATGGGGTGGGTACTTCACGTACCCCTGGTGGTCGTAGCTATTCACTTCCGACTGATTCAGGGCACAGACTTCTTCCCCCGTCGTGGGGTGCCAGCGCAACATCCGGAACGGGGGGGATTTCCCCAGATCCGGATAGTCCGGGGGGAGATCCGTGTCCGCAAAGAGCGGCCGCGGATCGGTCTTGGTCGGCTTGATCGTGAGGTCGCGGAGTTGCCGCAGACTCCCGTCCATGTATTTCCCTGGATAGCTCATACGACTCCTCAGGCCACCACTTGCGCAATCGACTCACCGAGGCTGTAGGTGACACTGCAATAGGTCCGTCCCGCCGTACCGGTCCCGACTTTCGTGACGGAAAAGACGATATTCGATCCGGCCACATAGTAGGGGCCGAAGTTGCTCGTGGTCGGTCCCCGTTGTCCGGTCGCCGCCACCAGATACGCGCCTTCTTTGCCGCCCCAGAGCGTCGAACTGACCGTATCGAAAATCTCGCCGACCAGCAGATCCGTCGCCTTGAGGTTCGTGGTGGTGAAATAGCCGTCCGGATCGGCGGTATCCCCCACAATCAAGCCCGCCGACGTCCCCGCCGTCCACAAGACTTGTGGAATCACCCGAATCGAGTGAATGACCGCGGTGGCCGGAATGGGCACGGTGACACTGTACGTCCCATCACCCGTCAGTTCGGTGATCACCCCGGATTTGGTGACCGTAAACCCTGTCCCCGAGGGGGCGGAGATGACCGGAGCGGTCAACGTGGGCGCGGTATACGAGGCCCCTCCCGTCACGGTGCCGCTCACGACCGGATTGGTAATGGCGGCACTGCCCGAGGGGACTTGCAAGACCCACACGCCTCCGGAGGCCGTCCAGACAGCCCCGGTGATCACGTTGATCCAGGGGGTCACGGCCGGTGACGACGGCGCCACCCCGGAGGGATCGTTCTGGTACAGATCCCCCGGTGCGGCAATGTAGATCGTCGCCCCGCTGGCATGGGACTGCACGGTGGATCCATAGGCGCCCCGTTGGACGTTGGCCGCGGACCCGCTGAGCGAAATCACGGTGACCGCTTCCCCGTCCGCAAAGAGCGCACAGCCCCCGGACTGCAAGAGGGCCTGCACGGCGGTGGTGCTGGCGAGGGGCCATTGGGATCCCCCCGCCGTCACCGCACTGCCGAACGTCGTCGTGCTCAGACTCACGGAGTCACCACCGTGGAGTACTGGATGTAGACCACGGCAATCATGCCGGTGGCATCGCCCGTCTTTTCATCGACCGTGACCCATTTGCCAATCGCCGCCTTCTGGCAATTCGCATTGGCCCCCGAGTCAAGCGCCGCGTTCATCGAGTCGAAGACCGCGATCGCCGCGTTGGCGTCGATCCCGTCGAGGAATGTGTCACTGGTCGTGACCGCACTGGTCGCCGTGTACCCGATGTCAAGGGTACAGGCGCCCGTGGCGACCGTGGTGATGTCGCAGATCACACGATGGATCAGGATGGCGGTGGCTTCGGGGTTCTGCCACCCCTGCACCCCGTTGGTCATCCCGTGCAACTGCGTACCGTTCACGTACACCGCGGCGGTTTTCACCACGCGGTCCCGGAACATGGATCCGACCGGATCGCCGTCGAGCTGTGGAGAATCCGGAATGAACGCGCCGCCTGCGGAGTTCGCCATGCGGTTATCCGATCGTCACGCCATCGTCGGCCGTGGCGATGGGGATCCACAGGCCGTTTTTGGCCTGCATGGTGAACGAGGCCCCCACGGTCGCGGCAAAGAGCGCCACATCCGAGGTGGTCGTGTTGCCGTAGAACCCCGCCGTATAGGTCAGGGTGTGAGCATTGGCGGTCAGCGAAATGAACTTCACCGTGATCGCCAGATCCGCGGGGACCGTCGCATCGAGGGTCAGCGCACAGACGCCGGCCTTGGTGATGTACACCGTCTGATCCACATACGGGACCGTGAACGCGCCGTTGACGCTGTAGGTCGCCACCGGGGCCACCCGGATCGAATCGGATCCCTGGAAGGCCAACTGACTGAAGTCACTGGTCAGGCCGTAGACGACCGGCGCCAGCGTGTTGTGGGCCACCGCGAGCGTGCCGTTCATGCCGCGAGCGACACTGAGCGTCGGGGAAAGCGAGGCGTCCTCCACCGACACGTATTCACCGTCCACCAAGGCCCAGGTCTTCGGGCTGATCCCCACTGAGGAGGGATTGGTGAACGCCGTGAGCTTGATCTTGGTGGCGCCCTGCGCCACCGCACCGTTGAGAGAGGTCACTGCCAAGGCCATGATTACCCTCCCACCCGGACGCCGAGTTCCTGCCGGAGCACGGCCACACCATAGAGCACGTCCAACCGCTGGATCCACTGATCCGAGGTCGCGACGTAATCCCGGATGACGCGGATCGACTTGCCGGATTTCCGGCTGGCCGCCCGGTAGGCCTTGTCCGTCCCGCCGGGAAGGGGCATATCGACCATCGCGAGCGTCCCGAAGTCCTTGTGAACCGCGAGGTTCTGCGGGGACTGCTTGCCGGTGATGTTGGCGAAGTTGGCCGCCGCCGTGTTGAACACGTAGACGGGCGTATTGGCCGCGGGGGCGTTGGTGATGTTCTGGAGCTGCCCGCTCGAGATGAACGCGGGGCTGACCGGGATCGTGATCGAGCCGGTGGTATCGCTGATGGTCTGCGTGACCACGAACTGCGCCGCCTCACCCGTGCTCTGGTAGCTCTGGGGGTTGACCGCATTGACCGGCGTGGTCGTGGAAACGAAACTCACCACATCGCCCGCGTTGAGGGTGGTCGCACCCGATCCCCAGGAACCCGTGACGATCGTGGTGGCCCCATTCGCGGGAGCCGTGGTGACCGTGGGTGTGCCGGCAAGGGTCCCGACCGTATGGACGTAGATGTTCTGGTCCATGTACCAGTCGAACCCGATCGCCATCCCCATCATGCCGGTGCGGTACTGTTCCGCAATGGCACTCGAGGACTGGAAGAGGCCCTTCAGGTTGTCCACGAGGGCCGATTCGGCCGCGGGGTTGAGGAACATGCAGCGGTCCCCATCCATCGGGGCCGCGAGGTTATCGAGCTTCGTCTTGGCGGCCAGATAGGTGCTCAACGCACTCGGCGTGGTGCCGGGGGTGCCGACGAATTGATTGAGGCCCTGCGCCAAACCGCAGACATCCTGATCGACCAGATTGGACAGCCGCACGATTTCCGGCTTGAGGATCCGGTTGCGGTAGTCATCGATCGACAGGATGAGATCCTGCGAGGAGACCTGAATGTCCACGCCGCGCTGATAGGAGAGCGTCAGCGGGACGTAGGTTTCCGTCACCCCTTCGATCTGGACCGCCTGTCCGAGACGGCCGATGAACCGGGGGGGCTTCCGGATGCTGAGCGTCTGTCCGAGGACCGCGCCGCCGAACTTGAACTGATCGCTGTATTCGCTGTTGACCCGGGCCATCGCGTTGTACGTGTTCTCGAGCACGTCCAACGCTTCATACGTGATGATTTGGTTTGTTAGAAATGTATTCGGCATGTGGGACTCGATTCGGGTCATGCGCGTGGCGTCTTGCGAGCGACCACGGCTTCCCCTTCATCGCTGCACTCTGTGCATCGCGAGGTTTGCCCCTCAAAGCGAGTCCAATCTTCTCTTTGTGTGCGGGCGATAAACGTTGCCCGCGACGAGACGCCACTATTCTGGCGCGTGTCTCAGGGGACTTTCCGCGTTTCCCCTGTGCCACCCTCCGCATGGTCGCAATAGATTCAGGTGTATGCCTAAACCCATCACGCGGTCCGCTTCCGGCTCGTTCCGCAGCGTTGTAGCAATTCTCTGCCGCATCCAAATGCCGCTGTTCGGCGGCAATTCGGAGAGCTTTCGGACCGTCTACCCATTCACTCACTTGCCAATGAAAGGCATTCGGGCCGTGGGCCAGCCAATCAGCCTGCAACGCAAGATTCACATGAACCTCTCGCCGCAACCTAGACAGATGCTCCCGCCAACGCTGCGGAATATCGACACTGCTGCCGACATAGCGCCGTCCATTGACGGTATTGAGAATGACGTAAACGCCACTCACCAAGAGAATCTTGTCCTCATTTATCGACGCCCTCCCTTCCGTTCGGCGGCTCGCCGCTCCCGGTAGCCGGACTTGTCATAGTCGTCACCGGAGGCCGCGAGTTCGTCCAAGGTCGGCGTCGAGGTCTTTGATCCACTCCCGACCGGCTGATAAGGAGCGGGGGCTGCAGAAGCGACCGGAGCCGCTGTCGGGGCCGGAGGGGCGACAGCCGGGCCGGACACGCTGGCCATCAGATACCCGATCTTGATCGGATCCCGCTCACTGGCGAGTTTCCGGGCAAAATCGGGGTTCTTGGCCGCGTGGTACACGAGGTGTTCGGCATTCGGGGCATTCAGGAGGACTTTGAGGTCCGGAAACTGAATGGTCGGGTCCGCCTGCGCGATCACGGCATCGAAGTCCGGATACACCGACCGGGCGCGCGTCCCGAAGGACTGCACGTACTCGATCTGTGCGCGAGAGGCGCGGTCCGCTTCGATGCCGGATCGGACGAGCGCGTCGAAATTCATCGCCTGGAGGCGTTGTTCCACCTTCCAGTCCGCGAGGTCTTCCGCGAAGTCGGCGTAGGTCTCGTACTTGACCCCGACCTCGCTTTCGGAGGGTTTCTGCCGGGTCGGCTGTGCAGCCGGCGCGGGAACGGGAGAAGGCGGAGGCGTCTGGGCCGCGGGGACGGTCCGAGACGCTTCCAGGGCGGCCAATCGCCGCTCCAAGTCGGCACGGGCGGTCTTTTCCGCCTCTAACGCACGTTCTGCGTCTGATTTCTGCGCCGTGAGCTGCCCGATGCGCTTATCCGCACGGGAGGGCTTGAACCGGCCGGTCTCGGTGTCCCGGGGAGCCGATGGGGCCTCTGGTGTCGCGGGCGAAGTCGCGCCACTGTCAGGAGCCTTTTCCACCGGCTCCCGGGCTTCAATCGTGTCCTGCAGGGAGGCTTCCGTGACCCCCACCCCGGACAAGACCCTGCCATCGGCCGTTTCGACCGACGTAATGCCGTTCGGATCGGGGATCGGTTCAGACATGGAGGCTCAGGGTCCTATCTTCTCTACGGGGACAGAGCCATGCAAACGGTGGCGGGGGACTTTCGCTCAACGTTCGGCGCTTTTGCCGGTAGACCTGTCCGCTGGTGGACCGTTTATAGAGCACGCCATCATACGTCCAGACGGTCCAACTGTCCGGAATCAGGAGGGTGTCCCGGCGAGTGACACGGATCCCAGTCACTTCTGGCCCCCTCCATTCGATTTCGCTTTCGCCTGTTG